TAACAACCTCTTTGGTAATACTATTCTTAGGATCGTTTACATCAGTTAAACCAATGGGTGATGGTAGAGAGAATGTTCTAGTCTGATCAGGATCAGAATTTGGATTATCTCGATCTAACTGTGGATAAAGATTCTTAATAGGTTGTGAGAACCTCATATCATCGAATGGTTCTACACTAGGACTGTTAGAAGCATCAATTAGAGTTAAGTGATAAACACCATCCTTGACATTTGCCTTGTATTCCTGAATCTCGTCCTTCTTATAAAGGTATAAAGTGTTATTAAATTCAGTTCTAGTATATCTTGGAAGACTTGTATTTCTTTGAGATGTATTATTCTGGAATACACCTGGATCTGTCTTAATACCAACAGTAAATTCTCTTCTAGAGACTCTACCTGTTACAGTGTATTGACCGTTATATCCAGTATTACCTAATCCAGTTGTGTTAAGACCAGATACTATATTAGTAATAGCAACTTTAGATCCAACAGATAATTCGTGAGGAACTTCAGAAGTAAATGTAGCAACACCAACTGTTCCAATACCAGCATCCCAAACTGCATTTGAGAGGAATCTTGGGT